TTTTCATTAATAAAAAAGTAAATTACTCTTTATTATTTAGAAAACCTTGCTTTAACATTTTCTGAAGTTCTGAAGTGGAACCTACAAAAACTGCATTGTTAGTAACATTGTTTGTGGTCTTCTTAGAATCATCCTCAACATCTTTGAGTTTCTTCTGAAGATCAATTAACTTATCGGTAGTATCCGCAACACTCTTAATCAACTGCCCAGCAACCTCATATGCCCTTGGACTGCCTCCTTCACCTGCAACCTCCATAATGCCGTTGATTGCCTCCTGACCCTTCTCTATGAGGGAATAGAGATTTGCACGACTATATTCATAGTCCTTTTCAATATCTACATCTTTTGATTTAACAATCTCCGGTTTGGGAACTGGTTTCGATTCAACAATATCACTCGTTGTATTGAGTGCTTCATCGATAGGGTCATAACTATTACTCATAACAATCAAATATCTTCTTGTCTAGTAGGACTATATTCTTTAGAATCTGGTAAGAAATTCCAATTCTCAGTGAATCCAAAATCATCACCTGGTTCTGCAGTGATTGGATCTGGAACTGCAGTATATCTAACCTCACGTTTTGCGGTTTGTGTATTTGTATCACTATAAAGGTCTGTCTGAACCTTACGAATGAGACCCTCAGAAGATTCTGCAACAGGACCAAACAGATATGTCTTTGCCGTAAATCTCAGGGTGTAAATCAGTGCTCTTCTTGTTTGGAAAGATCCTTCATAATCATCTTGGAAGTCAATACTATCAAGTATAATTGGAATATCTCTCTTTTCGCCAATTGAACTAACCAAATCTACAGTCAGATTAAATGAAGGTTGGAAATATGGAAATATCTGCTCAATGATTTGAAGTGCATCATCATTTAATTTACTAAAAATATTCAGTTCAAATTGAATATTGTATGGAACTGGCATGAATACCTTTTTGGTTTTGCCATCAGTATCGTTTGCCTTAAAAGTTTGAGTTATACCTGTTTTTCTAGTAGAATCGTACTGAATTCCTGTCATCTCAAATGACATTCTTGGAAGAGTAATTGCAATTGATTTTGATAATTGCTCTTGCTCCTGGATCTTTGCCAGAAACTTTTGCATTGGTCCATAAGAAAGACCAACTTTAGTTTCATCTAAAACACTACCATCACTTTTAGTATGTCTAATTGAGATGTTATTAAATAACGTTCCAAAAGAAATAATAGTCTTTCTTATAATCTCGTGATAAAAATAAGTTCCTAACATTAGTATGTTCCAAATGGATTTGATTCAGTAAAATCTAAAATATCGTCTGCTTCTGTTTCAATCTCTTCGTTGACATCATATGGGTTATCATAACTTTCAGTATCATAATCCGAGACAACATATCTAGCGGAAGAAATTGATCCGACGATTATTTCACCTACACTAAACTTACCAGTATTTAGTGAAACTCTTAAATTGGTAACAGGAAGAACACCTGGGAATGGTGATACTGTAGTTCTAAAGTCTCTAACTCTTGCCGTAGTTCCAGAAAGTTGTCCAGTGACGATTTCATTGTAAATAAACGTCCCAACACCAATCGTAGAGAAACCTGCAACAGAAACTGTTGGTGCTTCACCTTCAGTGTAACCAATGCCCGCATTGAGAATGCGGATTGAATCAACCTCGGTGTTTGCATTAATTGTAGCAATCGCTGTTGCAGTTGTACCAGTTCCAGGAGAACCAATCGTAACTACAGGTGCAGTAGCATATCCATTTCCACGATCGGTGATGCTGAGAGAACTGACACTAAATAATGTTCCGCCAATAGAACAGGTAGCAGCTGCTCCTGTTCCTGAACCACCACTTATTGTGATTGTTGGTGGTGTAACATAACCAGAACCGGCATTAGTTAATTCTATTCTCAATAGTGATTGTACGTTCGCAACACGAGTTGTAATTCCAACTGCAGTTGCCGTTATAAAACCAACTGGTGGTGCTGAGAATGTTATAGTTGGTGCTGTTTGATATCCAGAACCATCATTGTTCAAGAATATTTCATTGACAGCACCAGAAGATATACCTGCCGTTACTGTTGCAGTTCTTGCAGTTCCAACAAGTGTAAGAGATGTAATATATCCTTCGTCCTCTACAGTATTATCAACTTCCTCAAGTGCAGTATCAATAAGTTCGTTTTCATATTCATACAGTTCACAACTTAATTCATAAACGTAATTTGTACCTAATTGATAAAAAGGTTTTTCGTGTTCAACTCTTTTAATTTCAAACAATCTTTCACCAAGAGGAAAATAAATTAAATCACCTTCCTTAGGTCTTGTAATCAAATCTGCAAAGTCATATTCGGTAATTCTACCCTCTCTGATACCAGAAGAAATACCTTCCAAAAAAGGTGCGATAAATTCCTCATATCTTTCTCTGGATATGGTCAAACTTATTTCATTTTTCAATCTAAGACCAAACTTGGTCATAATATCACTATCGGGAGCATATCCATCATAATTGTTGATATATGCCTCAATCATAAAAACATCATCGAATTTTGATGATTGAATTTCACGAATAATATCATCAGTTTTGAATATTTTTCTAGGTAGATAATATACCTCTACACCAAATATTTGTATCTGCTCATTAATGAGATCCTGAACAAGAAACTGTTCGTTCGGAGATCCTTGAAGAAAGAATGGATTTAGAGTCATAACTATTAACCAATAAGATCCATGGGTGGTAGTTCATAATCAGATGACATTCTTTGCCTTATCTCATCCAATTCCCTCTGACCATCTTCATATATTGCTCTACCGTTTAATTCAACACCACCTGGAAGTTTTACTCCCTGAAACTTAATTAGATTTTGACCCCATTGCTTTTTAATTGCAGCAGTAAGATATTTTTTAACAAAACTATCATTGAATACCTTTGAATAGTCTGCAGGATCTAATGCTCTGTAGCATTCAATAACTAAGAAATTATTTGCTTCTTGTGCATCCCAATCAATATCAAGATATAATCTATTTTGTCTTTGATTGAATCTAATCTGCTTGTCTGTAGTCAACAACATATCAATATCTTCCAAATAAGATTTGGTCATCCTATAAGTCAATAAATCCACAGAATTGAAGAAATATAAGTCATTCAAAAATAATTGATATTTGATACTAAACATTCCACCAGAAATACTACTAGTATCAAACTTAAATATTTTTTCGATACCAATTACAGAATCTGGAACTTGAATGAAATTTGATGTTTCATAAAAGTTTGATGTAACCGTTCCCAGACCAGATACATTGGTCGAAGTTCCTGTTGTAGTAACAATACCCACTCCAGTTGTTGTAACCCCTACAGAAGATGATGCACTGCCTCTTCCACGATTAATATCATCTTGTGTAATCTGATATTTTAAAAAAGTTTTTTCTACACCATCAAAATGTCGTTCATTAAAATACTGAAGGGTATCGTCCAGTAAATCATCAATTTGCTCATCAGCAACGTTTATTTCTAAAACTGGTGCACCAAGTTGTCTGAGACAATACTCTTTTAGTTCATCTCTGGTAGTGGGTTTTGCCATTAGAATTCTCCTCCATCAATAAGTCCTGCATCAAGTGTTCCCACAACAAATACGTTATTTGAGAATGTTGCAATGCCTACAAACGTAGATACACCTGATACATTTAATGTGTCTAACTCGGCATGTCCCGTTACATCTAATAAGGTTGCAATGGTAGCAATACCTGTTATGTTTGCATCACGTACATTCAGTTCATCAATAGTTACATCGTCAGAAACATAGAGATCTCCACCAACGTAAAGGTCATTTTGGAATGTACCGACTCCAACAAAAGTAGAAACACCCGCAACCCGCAGGTTTCTACTCATTAACAAATCACCACCAGATGTTAATGTCGATCCAATACTTGGACTTCCAATATGAATTCCACTTCTTGCTGTGATAAATCCAATCGAATCAACATTGGTTACGTCTTCATAAGTCAATGTTCCTGCAATAGAAACATTACCTGCAAACGATGCGTTGCCTACAAATGTAGAGAGACCCGAAACATTTAACGTATCAGTTTCAACATGTCCTGTTACGTTTATACCATTGGCAGTGGTTTCAAATTTCTGTGCGTTATCAAAGTAAAGTCTAACACCTTCGTCATCTTGGAAAACTGCTGATGCTTTTCCTGACTTAGCCTCAATAATAATATTACTACCATCGTCATCATCAACATTATTTCTAATGTAAAGAGGTCCGGTATTATTATCAATGTAGCTATTAGTTCCGTTATGATATATGTTTAAATCTCCACCACTACCAAACTTGGCAGTGACATTATCACCAAATGTTAAATCATTGGCAGATTTATCAAAGACGATATTATTTGTATTTGCAGTTTCAAAGGTTACATCATCACCAAAAGTTGCAGTCGAATTGACATCAACAGCACTAGCAAATGTTGATACACCTGATACATTTAAATTATCAAGTTCAGTATGCCCATCAATATCAACAGATCCATTAATGTCTACATCAGATGCAAATGTAGATATGCCAACAACATTAAGTGTCTCGGCAATATTGGTAATATCAAGTTCAGTTCTACCATCAACATCTAATCCAGCATTAATATCTACATCAGATCCAAATGTAGAACCACCAACTACATTAAGTGTCTCGGCAATGTTGGTAGTATCAAGTTCAGTTGAACCATCAACGTCCAATGTTCCGTTGACATCTAAGGTAGTACCTATTGTGGCAATACCAGTAATATTGAGGTTTCTGCCATTTACTTCATCATATTTAACATCATCAAGTACATATAGATCTCCACCAACATAAAGATCTCCTCCAGTGGTTGTGATGCCACCAGAAGAAGATAACGTTGTAACACCAACTGACTTGAATGTGGAGTTTACAGTTACTCCATTTAATATGTCAACAGCAGCATTTATATCTAAATCAGATGCAAAAGTCGAAACTCCTGCAACTGTAAGTCCTTCACCAATGTTTACGTGTTTTGCAACACCAAGTCCACCACTAACAATTAAAGCACCATTTGTCGGTGCTGTAGAATTTGTCGTATTGGAAAATGTGGCAATACCAGTAATTACCAAAGTTGACGAATCAATCGTATCCGTCATGTAGAACGATTCTGTCGCAAGATCCCAGACAAGAATCATTCCATCTCTAGTTTTTAGAGTGGAGTCTACATCAGTTAAGTTGACTAATCGTGTTGGTGGTGCCGATGCGTTAGATAAAACGCGGATTACATTCTGAGAACCAATCCTATCGTTAATATTAGGCATTACCTGGTTACTCCCCCTCGTACTAGTGCTGCGCCCTCTACAGCTTTGTATTCTCTACCAGCATTTGTAATCTTTACATCAAACACATATCTTCCAGGTTTCAAATTGACTGATTGAGCACCAGTCAAAGATATAGAAATAATACCCAGATCAGGACTAGTTATTGTAGATCCGAGAGATACTGCTGTAGATGAACCATAATATTTTCTCAACTGTGCTTCTGTAGTCGCATCAGTCAAAACTAAAGGTGAATTGGTCCGTGTGTCCTCCAACTGAAAGGATGTATCGAAATCAAATCCTTGTTCAATCACAATGTTGGATACATAAACAGCCATTATTTTATGATGCTAATATACCTTAAGCTATTTATATTAATTTCAACAGCACCTATTTGTTTAAGATCTCACGGAGTAAAGATTTTATTTCATCAATATCTTTTTTCATTTCATCCAACTCTTTCCTACGTAAATTTTTTGTTTCAATAGAATTTACATATTGATTATAACCGGTAACATCACTATTAATGATGGCACCGGTTTCTTCATCACGATATAAATTTGAATGTCCCTTTACTTTAATCATCTGATTGCAATAACTCTAAGATCTGTAAAACGTGGAGTTGCTGCTTGATTGGTTCCCGAAACTACAATTTTAATTCCGTAAGAATTAAATAGATCCAAATTGTTAGCAGTAAATTCATATTCTAAGAACTCACCATCTCTACTTGTTGAAACTCTCCTATCAGGAAGACCACTATTCTTAGATTCATCAACAACCAATAATCCTTCGGTTGTTTGCTTCAGATTGTCATAACCTGGGAACAACTCATATGATTGTTCAATTTCAGCAGAATCTGCTTTTCTGGTTGTGTAAAGAACTCTGAAATCTGCACCCTCTGGTCTTTCGGCAGCAATAATGACTTTAAGTGAATCTGCGGGATTTTCTAAGTTTACTATCTCAGAATAATATACAGAAGCATGTGGATCATCTACTACAGAATTTACTCTGTTATCACCAGTAAAGTCGGTAATTGGTTTATTAACACGGTTGATGTTTAAAATACTTGCTGCACTATCCAAATATAAAATAGGTGACAGCATCTTATTTTCATCAGTAGAGTCAAACGTAATTGCTGTTGTCAATGATTTATTTCTAGGAAGTGCCGTCAAGTATTCTCTTTCATTTACATCAGATGCAATCATTCTTACAGAATTTAATGCATTTGGTTGATTTATTTGAACACGTTCAAATCCATTATCATTGAATGATACTTCCGTACCATCTACACTAGTGGCAGTTATTGTTCTAATTCTTGCAGAAACATTAGTTTCTTCACCTGGTGACAATACATTATAGGATGGAATAATAGTATCAAAGATAAAGTTTTGAGTTGCAGAAACTTTATCCCCACCAACTAACTTTTCATCATTAAATGAAAGTTGTGGATAACTATCCGATCCAACAGTCAAATCACCGTCTGTAGATCTATTAGTTCTGTCGATCTTCAAGTGATATCTGTCGATTTCTATAGGTTCAACAATAGAAGTCGTAATCCCACTAATTCTTGATAAGGAAACTCCACCTATTTCATATTTTTCGACAGACTTGTTAATAGAGTGTTCAATTGATTTTGTACCAAGTGCTCCTCTATTTGCAATAGTTAAAGTTCCACTCCCAGTTCCTTGATATAATATCAGTTCATCTCCAATTTTAACCAATCCTTTATTAGAACTACTTACAGGAACTCCCTCATAAGTAGCAAAGTTTGTAGAATCGACAACATTAATAGTAGTGGTTTCATCAGATGCAAGAGTTGCACTCAGTCTTGTAGGTGGAATATCGGAACGAATATTGTCTATTACAAGTTTATTTGTATTAGAGTACATTCCATGATTATAGTGCTCAACTTCCAGATATTCTCCAGTATTAACTCCACCATCTGCTTCAGATGAGATAATGTGAGTTCCACCGATAGCAACAATAGTTGTAGCATCACTATAGTAACTTATTCCGATTCCAGAACCAGCAGTTTGAACTGCAAATTCATGTCCAGTTCCATTTGCACCAAATTCACCCTGAACGTTTGTGAGATATAATGTATCTTTACCTGTAACTGCATTGATGGTTATTACCGCATCTCTACCAGTTACTGATGAAGTTGTTGAAGTTTGAATACCAACAACGTCCCCTTCTTGATATCCACTTCCATCATTTGGATTTGTTGAATCATGTGTAACCCCGGTGATTACACCATTAGCATCTGTAGTAATCTTAACTTTTAAGTTCTGACCTTTGCCAGTAATATTATAAGTGCTAACAACTTCATTTGTGACACTTGCGGGATAGTTTGCTCCTGCTTCCGTTAATGTTACACCAGTTACTGGACCACCAATAGCAGAGACGATAGCAGAACCATTTCTGCCATTAACACCCGCAAGTTTTCTACCAACGAAAATAACCTGATCAAATTCTGCATTAGTTGTTGTGACAATTCCAATTCTTCCAGTTTTTGGAAGAACTCTAATTGGATTTACGGATAAAGGTCTATCTTGATTGGAAGTTGTATTTACTGGTGAATTGTAGAAATATGCTGTTCCACTAGTAGCAGCAAATTCTGCCTTATAAAGTTTAAACTTCATATCCTGATTCTGATCTGTAGTCCAAATAGAACCATTTTGAGATTTGAAGAGAGAACCAAGAGCAAATTGCTTGCTATAAATTACTTGATCGACATTAGGCAAATTCTGTGTATTTACCGTCTTTTCGCCCATAACGGCAGTCCATACTTCATATTCATCGCTCTGATCTGAGACCAAAACAATTGCATATTCTGCACCAGGTGCCAGGAAAATTGGTTCTGGGAATCTTACATTGGTGGCAACTTCTCCAGTCGATGAAGTTTGAATAACCTGTGTTCTTGTTGGCACACCATCAACATTTATAGTTTCAAACGGTGTGAGGATTACTGGTTTTCCGATAGTTGTTAATGTTGGAGTTCCCAATTCAGTTGTTCTTACTTCAACTCTCAGTGGGGCATTACCACTATCGACAGTTGCAAAGAACAAGTCAACAGAAGTTAAGAATACTCCATTTACATCATCATCTGTATCAATATCAGATTTGACCTGAATATTTCCACCAACAGTAAATGTTTGTGCCAATGGATCCGCATAAGTTTCTGTTGTAACTCTCTGAACTCTTTGAGTAGTAAGGTTGGTGTTCAGGTTGACTGTACTACTAATATTTGTTCTTGTCGTCTGAGACGTTACAGTTGCTCTAAACTGCAATAATGAAGCAGTTGCAGTAAAGTTTGCTTCTGCAAATGAAATTGCATTGCTTCCTGGAAGTCCCTTATCATTTGTTGAACTGGAGGAAAGACGATAAGTTTTAGTTCCAGTTGTTATTCTTACTTCAGGTGTTGGATTTGCATGAGGATCTCTTATGAAGAAAGTACCTTGTACATCACCATAATTATCGGTGATTAATCTGATATCCTTCACATAAGCAACAGCACCACTGGTTTGTCCAACCAATAAAGTTCCTTTTTCTACATATCCACTAAATTCATTTGTTGCTGAACGTGCAAGTGAAGCAGTGTCAATATTTAAAACTGATGAAGATGAGCTATAAGAACTACCTAAAGATTGTGTAGGAGAGTATGGATTGATATCAAATACATTTCTTGGATTGAGGAAACTACCACTTCCAGCAGCAAACATACCAATCTTTTCATTGGGTGTGGAAACTCTAACTCTGATTATTTGTGTACCATCCGACGAAGATCCAACAACTGTCTCTCCTGGCAAGAATGCACCTGATGAACCGGTTCCACTGAGATCAGAATTTGGTGAAATTTCCAAGAGTTTTGGAACTACATCGACATTACTTCTGAAGTTAATAAACTGATAGTATCTTGTATTTGGTTTAAGATTGGATGCCTTAAACTGATAGTTTCTAGACCTCATGAACAGTTCATCAGGTGTACCGACAACTTCATTTCTGATAGTTGTATCGACCGTATCAAATGATCCCGTAGCAGTAGAAGAACTACTGCTACTACTAGTACCTGTTGTAGTTGTTACATCTCTAGATGTTCTACTAAACAATCTACCACGACCTCTCCTCACAGTTCTTCCCGCAACTCTTACCGAAGCAGTTAAGTTTTGATTGAGATTATTAACTAGATTTACATTATTTGTTCTAGTTACTCCAAGATTTACATTTCTATCTGCAAGTTGAACTGTTCTAGTCCATGAGTCAACTTCTGGGAACAATTCAACTACACCATCATATACAACAATTTGAAATGGATTGACATTTTCAACCTTGGTGGCAAATGATTGCTCCAACCAATCAACTTCATCATATTTGAGGGTGAGTGCTTCACCTGTTTTTTGTATATTTTCGTCAAATAATTCGAGGGTAGGAGTTGAATACTTATCCAGTTGCAATTCCAAATCTTGAATAGATGTATTCTCTTTTGTTCCAAGTAAGGAATCTGAAGAATTAGACGCAATATTTGGATTCAATGTTCCTGATTGCTCATCCACCAAAGTGGTAGAGAGGAATTCTCCAGCATCTGTTGCATTCGAAAAATCCTTTACAAAGAATCCACTCTTAAATCTATCATTTCCATCGGCGTCTCTAACTTGTAGTGTTTGTGCACTTACTTCAAGTAAAGACAATGTAGTTACTTTTTCAAGACTCTCAACACGATTTTCAAGATCTCCAATATCTCTCATTGTATATCTTCTACTATCAGTTAGAGTAATAAGAGCATCTGATGGATCGTAGAGATATGCTGGATATTCAATAACTCCTAACTCTAAGAAGTTGTTGCCCAAATCCTGTGGTGGTTTTGGATCTTTAGCAGATTCTCCTTTTTTAACAATAAATTTACCATTCTTGTCTAAAAAGACTTTATCGATCCTTGGCAGATAGAATGTTTGATCAACAACAGATTGCTCATCAGGTGCTAAGAGTCTTACAGGAATAGTATTAAATGTACTGGTTCTAGAAACGAAATCAAATGGAGATGCTGATGCACCTGACGCATTAAAAGTTGCTACTCTAGGTCTAAAATCAAGAGTATCGGAAGCTCTCACTACTCCACCAATATTTGGAATATCACTTGCAAATCTTTCTACATCATAACTATTGACGGTAAATACATCTCCATCATCATTCGATGGGACAGTATAATGATCAAAAACAATCATCAAACGTCTTGATGGTTGTTCTGCATTTTTATTTCTTACAATTCTAGAATAATCATAATATTCTCTTTTCTGTCCTCTATTGAGTTTATATAAAGTTGTTATATTTGAATAACTTCCAGGAGTGATTGAATCTAATGTAGTTGTAATATTGGATTCTTCGAATTTTATTGTTTCTCCTGCAGTGAAAGTTTTACTATTTAAATAAACAACTCCCAAATCATTCGCATTACTTGTTGCAGGTGTAGTAGTATTGTTAGAAACAATTCTTGCTACGGCACCACTGGTAGATCCAATGATATTTTCACCGATTATTGCATTTGTTCCAACATTTGCTACAACTGGGAATCTGAAGACATCGAGAGTTGGATTTCCAGTATCTAAAGATTCATATATTGCAACTACTTTAGCAACATCTGGATAATTCAAAGATACTTCTTCATCTTGAACTCTCAATCCATAATATTTGACGTAGGTCAGTCCATCATTTTTTGTAGTTGCTACAGTTGATCCAGATTCTGACAGTTTGGAACCACTTACAAAAATAACTCTACTTCTATCATAATTTTTGGTTTTGCTCTGAATTCCACTCTTAAGAGCAGTTACATTAACAACGTTATTGGATGAGTTTGTTAATCCTTTTATAGTTACTACACTTGAAGTCTGACTAAAAGCATCTGACGATAGAGGTGCAATCACACCACTACTATTGGTCAAGGTAAATCTTTCTTGGTCAAAATTGACCCAAGATGAATTTGTTGGTGTTCCAGTAAGATCAGAAGTATTTACCGTAAGAGTATTTCCAGATATAGTCTTTCCTGTTATTTGATCGATAAAATACAACTGAGAGGATGATAAGTCTATTGAAGATGTATTATCTTCTGGTAGTTCGGCAAATAATGAACCGTTTCCTCTAATGATAGGTGCACCCAATCTTGCTCTGGTTACAACATCGGATCCGGTAACAAGAGTTCCATCAAAAACACCAGCAACAGAAGCAATTGCCTCCAATTCCAACGAAGTTCCACCTGCTCCAACTACTTTAACTTTATTGAAAGTTTCTACTAATTGACCTTCTTTCTGATATCTAACAATAGTGCTAGTTGAAATTCCTGTAAATGGAACAGGTGTCATTGTCATTGTAGAAACACCTGCAGAAGCAACTTGAAGTTTAACGTCTCTGTTGCTAAGAGGAATTGAGAATGATTCTAAAATTGAATTGGCAGTAAAATCTGTTCCAGTCGAATGTGGATTGGTTTGTTTTACTGATTTAATATTTTGAGTATTAAATGCTAATGTAGATACTACAGTTTTACCAGAATCTACTCCATTAACAATCAACTGCTCACCTTTAGCAAAATTGCCAGAAGTTTGTCTGACAAAGAATCGTGCACCAACATTGCTTGCAGTTACAAATCCAGTTGCACCACTACTTTTTCCTTTTACAAAATCCGATTCTGTGACTGTGAGATCTTTGTTTACAACAATATCGGTGTATGTCTGAATATCATAAAGTCTTAGATCAAAACTGGTTGTATCATCTGCATATGCAGCATCAGTAAGATTAAAAGAATATACTCTTGCTTGTCCAATTACAACTCCACCTTGATTGAGTTGTCCATATAAATCAACAGTTTTTCTGATTGCAGGAACATTAGTTACTGTATTAACTCTCAGAATATTCCCCATGTTGAAAGGAACTGCTACATTCTTTACAGTATCAGTGTCTCTAGGTTTTTCAACATCAAGAATGCTCTCTACACCTTTTGGAATATCATAACCACTGATATATGCTTTACCTTCAGATATTTTTATCGATGCTAAATCATCTGATGGGACATTTCCCTCATCAGTTTTCTCATTATCGAGGAAAGTTCCATTATTACCCAATCTATCATTAAGAGAATTTTCTAAATTGATATCAAATGGTCTTACTGTGTAATTACCAGATTCATCAAAAGTTCTCTCGGCAAGATAATCACGAATTAAATTGTAACTTGTCTTGGTCGTTATTTTCTTTACTTTACCTTGTCTAATTCTTAATAATTCTACAAAATTGGTATCGTTTGTATCAGTTAAATCCCTCTTTGATAACGATAAAGATATTTTTAATCTGTCTGCTCCAGGTGATGCAAAGTTAGAGAATCCCTTTGCATTGTCATACAATGACTCATCTTCTTTTGCATTAACAATAGTTTCTGAAATCTGAAGTCCAACTCTATATGATGGAGTATTTGTATAATAGTCTAAAAGAATTGTCTCTTGGGCAACTTTTACAAAGTAACCTCTAATAAAATAAACTCCTTCTCCAATAGAAGCTGCAGAACCTATGGCAGTTGATTCTGAGGAAATTGCAGAAGCAAAAGGAGAACCTGCAACTATAGTAGTATTACCATATACTATATTTTCTGTGCTTGAAAGTGTTTCTCCATCTACGAATTGTGTAAACTCAAAATTTTCATCTGATCCCAAATATTTAACATATAACGTGATATATTCTACATCGTCACTCTCTGTTGGAAGAACAACTTTCTGTACTTTTGCTGTAATTCCAGAAATATCTCCAGTTACAGTTTTTCCAACTAATTTATCAACATACAAAGAAACATCAACACCTGATTGAACCGCATTCAATTTTACTGCATAAAATTGACCATCATATACAAGATTTCCTGGGATTACTACAGATCCCTCTTTGAACATGTGCGTTCCAAACTCTTGCACTTGATTCTGAAGAATCGATTGCAGAGTAGTTAATTCCCTAGACTGAATAGGATATCCTGGTTTAAATAAAACTTTTAAAAAGTTCTTTGATGAATCAAAATCATCATAATATGGGCTGATGTTTAAATTTGTTTTTTGCGACATTTTTCTTTAGAATTCCAGAATAATTTTAACGTCTTCTTTTTGTCTAGAGTCTCTTGTGACAAGAGAACGATTATCAATGTAAATAATATCTCCCGTGTTTTTATTTATCTCTGGATCAGCAACCCCTCCAGTAAAAGTAACACCCAAACTGACCTGTTTGTCTCCAATTGATGTTGTAATTCCAGTAAATGCTATATCAACTCCAGCAGAGATATTACCCTCAATATTTGAAGTTGTTGAAGCAAAACTAACTATATTTGCAGTTGAACTTGTATTTACAGAATCGGTTTGATCAATAGTATTTGCAAATGCTCTTGATCTATCTTGATAATACTTTAAGACCTTTGTTTCTGTATCATATGATGCAATATACCCTCTTGCTTCACCGTCTGCAGTGGTTTGGGATATTGCTGCTCCTACAACTGGTGTTCCCGTAAAGGATTGAACCAATTTAATTGCTCCTAAAGAAGAATATTCATTGGCAGTGTAGATTGTTTTTGAATTATACTTTTCTGGATTTTTTACAATTCCAATTTGAGCAAATTTAGTGTCAGTTGGAAAATCCTTTGTTGAATCATCAAATCTTGAGTATACAAGAACTCTATCAGAACCCAATTCGGTATAAACATCATATCCATGTCCTCTAGATGGAGGAATGATTGGAATGAGTTTTGCTTGATCTCCTGCAGGAATTGTGGTATTGGAAGCATGTTGAAAATCTACAATTCCAAACGTATATCCAGATCCACCAGCAACAACAGTTGCTTTCGTAATAGATCCACTTGTATCAACTTCGATATTTACTTTTGCTCCGGTTCCATCACCCTTGATATCATAAGTCCCTGCAGTGTAAACACCCTTTCCACCATCAGCAATGTAGACGGTTTTAATTTGGTTGTTATTTACAGTAGAATCTCCAGCATCTCTTACACTTTGTATTTGGAAATCCGTGGAAGTTGACCAATCGTTTGGAAGAACGATATATTCAGTAGAATCGAATTTAATAATATCACTTGGAGAAATAGTAAATAAGTATTTCCAAATGTACCCATCATTACTTGTTCCAGCAGCTGAAGGTTCTAAATCAGTAAAAGTTGGTTCATCTTGAGAATTATTTCCAGTGAGATTTGATCCTAAACTTTCAATGGGACCATGAGAACCGTTTTGAAGACAAATATAAACTCTAAAGTCTTTATTTACAACAAAATAATTACTATCGTAGAGTCTTGCGGACTGTGCATTTGGTGACTTATTTGATCCACTGTAATCATGTCGATACATATCGTATCGAGTATTTACTGTCCAACTAACTTTTCTTACAACCCTTCTCACATTGGAACTGTTTAATTTTTTTCCAAATAATGCTGTATTTCTATAATGACTTAAATACTGTTGATTATCGACCGGACTTGGGGGTGTTGACGGAGTGTCCCCCCAAGTCGTGGTTCGTCCAAATCCAACAGCACTTCCAGTCTCTCCTGGATTGGAAAGACCAAGAAAAACATAATATGAGTTATTTGCATCCAATACAGAATCTACAAAATTATTAGCATTCGCAATTCTAAATTGGTCTGTTACTATAGCAGCCATATTACACAGTTTTTAGATATTTATATTGTTTAGTTAACTGTTTCTGGAAGTGCTCCAGTTTTTCTAAGTCCTTCACCTCTTCTTTGGATTGTTGGGAAGGTTGATAAACCAACATCAACAGTTTTTCCAGTAACTCCAATAGAAATTGGATTATTTGATCTGGTTATGCTGGTAAATAATCCCCAAGAGAACTCACCAACAAAATCTCCTTCTGAAGAAATACCTGATGTATTTGTTGAAGAATGAATATTACAAGTCACAATACCAACATTACCACTAACACTTATCTCACCAACATAATAAACATTATCCAAGAATGTTGTTCCAATACCAACAACAGCAGAATTAGATTCAATAACAGATGTAACTCCAGTACCAATGTGAGTATTTCTGATCATTATTGGATATCCAACCTGAAGATCACCCCCAAAACTTGCTCCCCTATCGAGGAAGAACTTGAGTGCTTTTGAATGACCACCCCATCCACTAACTGCTTCAATACCAGTTACGATTCCGGAGAATCCTTTGACATCTGCAATAACACCAAGAGATTCTGTATTTGGATCTGGTAAAGGAACAATAGTATTTGGAGCAGAACTATAACCAAGTCCAGGATTTGTTATTGTTGTTCCGGTAAGCACTCCACCAGATCCTACCGTTGCTGTCGCAGTAGCAGTTGTACCAATACCAACACCAATTCTAAATGGATTCTGGAACTTAATTTGCACTGTAGATCCAGTATATCCACTTCCTCCATTTGCAATTGTAAGTGCATTGACAGATCCATTACCATCAATAGTTGCAGTTATATTTGCAGGTGATGGTTCTGTTTCTTGATCAACAAGTAATGCTGTAAGTGCATTGTAATTTGGAGGTGGAGTTCCCATATTGTAAGTGAAGTTACTTACATCATCTACGAAAATTCTATTATCTGAGGAATCGATATCAAAAATAACTTTTGCTGTTGGATATATCTGAGCAATTGTTGATTTTCTTGTTTTAGGAACAATTGTACCATTAATTTCAAGATCACGTTTTTGTTTTGTCCAGTAGAGTGGTTTGTCATTAACCTCATCAATTCCATCACCTAAGTAGAGATTAGTTTCAAATTTATCTGATGATGTAATATCAAAGACCGTTCTTGGATCCTGAGTTTTTGTTGTACTGACAAGATCATCTCTGAATAACTGGACAGTATCTCCTGCCTCAATTGTAGGAAGAATATTATCCACAAATACATCATCTAATCCTCTTGTTCCTCTGTAGAAGAATATATCAATAACGTCAGTTGGTTTTGGAGGAACGGAGAACGCAAATGAGGTTCCTCCATCGAATGTATAAGAATCTCCTGGTTCTTGAATAACACCATTTATAATGACAAGAAGTGCATTTTGAAGTTCTATTCTAGAGTCTTCTGGTTTTTCAAAACTCAACAGAGATCCATTATAGAAGAGTGGGAATCTAATTCTAAATCCATCCTGATAATTTTTGATTGAGTCAATAAAGTCAAGTTCTCCAAATTGCCATGCTCCAAAATTATCATGGAATACTTCCAACACTTCAAACTGCAACTCTGATACTGGACTGGAAACGTTAATGTCAGTTACAAGTCCGACTGGTGTAAACTTATCACCTTTTCTAAATGCATATCCATTTCTGGCAATATTGAAAGAATTTACACTAAAGTAAGTTGACCCTACTCCAACAGTATTGCTAGCACCAACAACAATATCCAGTAATAATCCATCTCCAGTATCTACAGTTGGTCCGACACCAAGTCTAGAAATACCAGTTACTCCAAGTCCAGCATAAGATGGTTCTGATACAAGTATCCGTGGATTTGTGTATCCAGTTCCACCATTAGTAATATTGAATACTACTGTACCTCCTATACCTGCAGTTCCTGTAATTGCTGCATTGGAACCATTAGGATCTGATATGGTTACATTTATAGGAGTCAAGTGGTTATAACCAGATCCAAAGGTTCCACCTGTTATTCCTGTAGTAAGACCTGTTATAGTTCCACTGCCATTAATAATAGCAGTGACAGCAGCACCAGCAAGAGGTGCATACCCAAGTCCTCCAGTAAATCCAAGAGAAACAATTACACCACCTCTTGGAATTTCATTCTGATTGACATCG